CCAGCCCGGATATCGGTCATCGAGATAGCCAGGCGTAACAGGCTCAAGCGCGATATCGTCGAAATATGCGGTTTCGATGCGGTCAAGGTTCGCATCTTGGATCGTGCAAACATACTCGTCGGGCTGGTTTGGGCCGAAAGTGATTTCGTCGTTGTCGCGCCAGACTGGAATGCGCTCGCAAAGCACTACGGCCTTGTCGATGATATGGCGTTCTGCAAGAGGGATAGGTGCAGCGGGCACGCGCTCGCGCACTCTAACCACCAAGTCGTCGAGCAGCATCATACGCATTATGATCCCCTTCTCGCGTTAGGGCTGCTCGAAGCTTCCACCTGCGTTTTGATACCAAGAGCCTGTGCGAAGGCTTGATAGTGCATACCGGCTCGGCCAGCATCACCGCCGGTGGCGTCTTTGGACTGAGCCCGATAGCAAACATAATCAATTAATGGAGTGCCGTACGGCTCTGGCAGGCCCACGTCCTGATCGTACGACGACAGTTCCTCAACAGCTCCGCTAGCGACGATCCGTGGCGGCACGACAGCGAGCGCAATGTCCAGCTTCCCGGTACCGTCATTGTACGGATACACATAAAACTCTGTGGGGACGTGCTCATCAAAGAGATAGTGCTGCACCGCTGCACGCTTACGGCGGGCTGAGTGCCAGTCTGGATCGGCTGCATCCATACGGTTGAAAGCGATCGATGTGACCACCTTGCCCGGTGTGCCATCTGCATTCACGTTGCGGCGCGCTGACAAGAACATGATTGGTCGCGCGTCGCCATCTGTTGGAAGGCTCTGTTTCGTGCCAGCAACAAGGCTGACGACGCGCGTCTGTGATGACGCAGACGGCTTGGCGATCAACACCGCGCTCACTGCGTCATTTAACCAGTCGGCCAGTTCAGACAGCGGCCAACGCACGGCGTCCTCGTCAATGAGGAGCGTTTGCGCTTTCCGTATGATTTCACTGGCCTTAACCATTTGTTAACCAACCTTACTTCTCGTTAGGTTTCGTCTCAGCGTCAGCCTTCTTTGGGCGACCGCGCGATTTGGTCGCCGACGCTTTCTCGGACTTCTCGTCCTTCTCAAGCTTCACGACCTCGGCTGGTGGCGTTGCTGGAGTGGTGACTGGCGGTACCGGAGGTTCACCGGAGCCGGAATTATCGCCGCCCTGCCCGGTTGAATCGGTCTTATCCAAATCCGTATCGGGATTTGCGGGAGTTTTATCGGCTTCTCCAGAAGAACCTGCGCCCTCGCCTGCAGGCTGGCTCTGACCAGTCTCTGCGCCGTCCGGCAGTTGGATGCCAGGCGTAAACGACCCGCCACCAAGAAGCAGCGTGGTTTCGGTGATGTTGCCATCATCTTCGTCCGCGTTGTCTTCATCGTCTTCTGGCTCGCCGCCGCCCACCGGGGACAAGGCTGTGCTGGATGCGGGATCGCCTAACAACATATCGTCAGGCACAAGCCGGTAATGCTCGATCGAGATAAGGCAACGCACATGCAGTTCGTCATGAACATCGGCTATTGCGCGACCGTAACCGTCATTCTCGAAGTTGTAGGCCGTACCGCCGATGTAAACATCGGACGCGGGACCAAGCAGGCACTGAATACGAGGCATGGTGATTTCTCCGGGACTGATTAAGAAAAAGCGACCACGGCGGCTATTCGTTCGCCGTGGTCGCTATCACTCTGACGTTTGGCGCTTCTCGCCCCGTGGATTAAGCGACAACGGTTAGAGTAATGCCGACCGTGACTGCTGCTGTTGGTGCAGTCGTGATCTTCAAGCCGATGCCGCGAGCCGTATCCTTCTGTGGGACACGGACGGCACTTGGCTTTGTGGGACGGAACAATGCATCGGCGGTTAGATCAGCAGCGGTGGCAAATTCATCGCCAATCGTGCGCTCTGTATCTTCCGAAGCCCAGTCACCTGACAGCACGCCGATATCGGCACTGATAGCGCCGGTTACATCGACGACAATGTCAGTTGGCCGGGTGGTTGCTGGGATGCAGGCAAATTCAGCGATATCGCCGACAGCGGCGGTTGCTGGAATGTTGATCGTGTAGCGATGGACAACTGCTTCGCCCGCCGTATTCGGATACGGGACAGGTGTGAGGCCTTTCGCTGCGGAATTCTTAAGGTGTGCCATTGGCTTTGCTCCAAAGTCTATTGCTGAAAGTGAATGTGCCGCCCGTCATGGGCGGCTCAATTCATCAGGCGGCTTTTGGCCGGGTCGCGTAGGTATCGAGCGCCTGCACGCCGAAATCGCGATTGTTGAAGCGTGTCTTCTTCACACCAAAGATGATGCCGGCAGCAACGGTAGGTTCGTTGCCGTAATCCTTGGTTTCTTCTTTCCAGGAGAAACGCAGACCACCGGTAGAGCCGTAAGCGACAACACCAGCCTGACGGCCAAGGAAAAGAGCGCGAGCAGCTGGGAGGTTTGAACCTGCGCCGTAGTCATCAAAGCGGATGACGTTTTCATGGCTGTGCAGCACGCAATTATTGATCATGCCAAGGGTGCCCTTGAAGATCGGGTTATTGCGGCCTTCGGCAGCAGCCGCAGCCTTCTGGATTTCGAGCCAACCAGCAGTCGACGATGTGCGGAGGTCGTATTCCTGATACGGCGACATAACGCAAACGTAGTGCGCTTCACCGTTAATCTGCACGGGCTGCATGTTGGCATTTTCAGGATTCTGCGACTTCATCATGCGAGCCTGCACAACAGCGCGCTCGATGATATCACGGTCCATTTTCATGGTGTTCGTGATCGTGCCCTTACTTTCCGCCGAACCGGCATAGATAAGGTGGCCGCTGTCAGGCGCTTGAACCGGGTTCTGCGCATGGCCGGCATAAGTGGTTTCTTCGGTGAAGTCTTCGTTGATGCCGCGTGCACCCGACAGATAGACGAAATTCACTTCGTCCATGTACTTCGCCCAGTATTCGGCAAGACGTTCTTTAGCCGTCTTACGGAGGTCATGAGCGGTACGCTTGCGGCTCATCTTGCCACCAGCCGACACTGCATGGCGCAGCTGATCGATCTGGATTTTGTCCGAATAGAATTTCAGACCTTCTTCCTTGCCCTCAATGCGGTTATCGCCGGGTGTCGGCTTCTGCTTGAGCTGGGCGCAAAGGTCGAAGTGGATCAAATCACCAGCTTCGGACTCAAGATCGGTCAAGCGCTGGATAACAGCGTTGTCGTTCTCGGACACGAACTTGCGCTCAAAATACGAACGCTTGATGATTTCAGTGAAAAGGGCGCCCGACCAACGGGCAACGGCGCGGGCATCGCCAAACGGAATTACGGTTTTCATGACGTGTTCTCCGGATTAATCGGTCAGAAGCACGTCATGCGCAAACTGGAGCAATGATTACCCGGAAAACATACCCTTTGCAATACGAGATTTCGTGGCATTTTCAGGGGATGAACCCTTACTGCATGTACGCAATTGTCTACACTCATTCTTTGTCAATAGAGCAATCAGCACTTTGCTTGCGCGTTTGTTTTGCTCTATTATTACTGAGCCGTTAATGGGCAAATAGAAGGATTGAGGGGCTATGGCAGTTATCCAAATAGAGCATATCGAAATTACCACTAAAGGTGGCTACCCGGGTATGATCACTGGTTTACAGGATGATCAAGATTTGTTGGTGGGTTATGTAACCACACCTGCATCCGGGAAAATTCGCATTCAATGGAATGATTACGGTAAAGCGCGCAACCAAACCGATAAATTTGACCTGCAAAACAATAAAGAGGACGATGTGGTTGAAGCGGTCGATACTGCGAAGAAAATCTTTCACCGATAAACAAAAGCCCCTGACTGAGCAGGGGCTTTGATTGTTTAGACAGCTGTGCGTCGCACTGAAGTGGGGCGCACTTTTGCCGCGTGGTCCATAATTCCCTGCGATACTTCTGCAAGATAACTTGGACTGATACTTCCGCGAGGTTTTGTATCCCCCACATCAAACATCATGTCAGAACGGTCCTCGTTAAACTCGTCCAAAATTATGTAAGAGGGATATTTTAGCTTCGCCCTTTTACATTCAAGTTGTGGGATGACTTTGTAAGGCCGTCCGTCCTTGGGCTCTTGAGAAGTAATTGGAAAAAGAAAGAGCTTTGCAGGGTCCTCTTTCGTTTTAAACACCATACATGTCGGGCGATATTTTCTCCCGCTCTCCTCTCCCTTGGCCGCCTCACGGGCCCAAAGGTAACTGTATTCAATAATATCACCGACGTCGAATTTCATCCGTTGTTAATCCCTATCTGGGGGAGTTTCGAACATTTTCTTCTAGTCCTCCCATAAGTTGATCGAAGCTGTTTTGAGGTGCGTTCTCTAGGGTGTAAGCCTTAGATTTTGCGCGATTTAGTACTTTTTCCCACACGTCTGTGGAAACGATAATGAGTTTCTCCTTTCCTCTTTTTGTCAGAGCTACTGGCTCCGCCAAAGCTGCATCCAGAATGTCACCGGATGCTCGGTTCATTTCTGAGAAGCTGTAAGTTTTCATCGGTTTGTAACTTCCTCTTTGGGAATGACTCCACTTGTAATATTTAAACCAGCTCATTTCCCTTTCTTGCTGGCATTACGTAATATACG